TAACATGATTATATTCTCACTCGCGTGGATATCATACTTAACCTTTTCGATAATTGGGTGACTCTTGAACTCCTTTGGTATGACGTGATGATCTTCGACGTTACGAACATTCCATCTAAGTTTGAATGTTCGTCTGACTAATGACCCGTATCGCATACTATAGTTTTGAAATACTTCTATACCGAGACGCATCAACGAATCTTCTAATTCATCAACTTCTTGCCACGCCGCAAAACACTCTTCTGATGTTCCCGAAACGTGACACTTTTCGTCAGCTTCGTCGAGTGCTTCTGCAAACCTGAACTGAAGACGCGGGTTTTCGAACGTTTGAAATTTGATATTTATTTTTTTACTGTATGTACTTTCGAGAATGTTTTTACGTATTTGATGGCGTTTGTTTTCGGGTGTTGGGGGAATTGAAGAAACTCTAATCATTTACTTTTTAACGTGGTATATCTTTAACACGTTAAAAAGTAGGTGTGATCCCAGCGGGGGTCGAACCCGCGGCCTCGGCGTTGCATCTGTGACGATAAAATCACTTAGGTATACTTAGTAGTGTATAAGCACCGCGCTCTAACCAACTGAGCTATAGGATCATGTTTATACATCAACCATAAACTTTAAACCAAATACGACTTTTACTAATCGTAAAACATACTCTTTGTATTCAATCATTTGTGTTGTACTATATAGTATAGTTTAATCTTTATATCCCACACGAAGGATGAGACTCTAAATCCATTGAGTGTCTTGGACTTGGTAATATTTTGTCGGGTGTTTTTGGACGTGTCATCCATTTTTTTATAGCTTTTGTTACACGTGAATCGTCTTGTATAATTAGAACATTATTTGAAATTATACTTAACCCATTACATACGTCGGGTTTATTTTGTTTATCGGGAAACGTTTCGTTAAAAGCCTCTACACTATGACCAGGTATATCCGGTGCTTCATCGAGTAATCGATCGTAATCTAAACGCACTTTATTCACGAAATCTAAAACGTCTTCACGATATTTCGTTTCGAGTGATAATTCCATATCAATATTCCTATAAAATTTTGAATATTGGACGGACATGACCGAATGTGCTTCCATCATACGCGAAGAATTGTTAAACTTTGATATAGATGTAAGTATACCCGCAACAACATTCATAAACGCGAAAAAGTATTGAAAAATAACAATTTTTTGTTTTTGTTGACTGGACATGTTATCACTATCCGGGCTCAAAACTGCAAAACCACCAACACCCGTAATACTCGATATGATTATACATGGGTACGATAACCAATCGTTTTGTTTCTTATAAAACATACGCGCGTGGTTGTGTAACCATCTATATCCGGCAGCCTTTTCGGCCCATCGGATTAGGAGTTGTTCTTGTTTTGGACACCAGTGATGTTGTTCTGAGGTGTTGTCTCCCATTACTCTTTCTTAGAAAATAAATAAGCATACTCCCGTGCCTGTGTATCTACAATCTCATTCTTTTCGTTACCATTGTGTGCCTTGACCCACTTTACATCAACAAACTCAATTTTACGCAATAAGTATAACATGTGTATCCATAAATCCTTGTTCTTTACGGGCTCACCTTTACTCGTTTTCCAACCGTTACGTTCCCAATTCTTCGACCACTCGAGTAATCCCATTTTTACATAGTTACTGTCGGTATATACAGTTACGGTATCGTGTCCTAATTCTATACACTTCTCGAGTGCTTTTATGACCGCGGTCATCTCCATTATATTGTTTGTGGTTACCTTATCACCACCTCGACCTATAAAGTCATCTATAATATATGCCCAACCACCGGGACCAGGGTTTCCTAAACAACTTCCGTCTGTGTAGACTTCTATCATACTTACTAGTATATACGATAAAATCTTTATATTTCAACAGTTTGTTCTCGTTTATAAGGGAAACAATAATAATAACATTTAACCACTGGATTAAACAATACACATGAACCACATACAGTTCCAAAAATTATTAAAAATGTGTATGTTGGTTCCATTTATATAGTACACGCGTAATTCTTTTATCTTCCAGTTTCAGTATCATCGCAACACGATTTTGGACAGAAAAGTGATAAGATTATAACACCAAGTACTGTAAAGGTTACTGATATTCCAACTATAAAATTCATTGTATTTATATTACTACTTAAAATTTTAAGTCTCTTTGAAACAAAATGAATAATTATCAGGATTGGGATCCAGTTGTTATCCGTGGTAAAATTGATAAAACGCGTGAAAAAGAAAAATATGTCAAGTTCATGGGACAAGAAATTAGGTTACCGAAACGAGGTCAGTATTCGGGAAAATCACCGGAACAGAAACTGGATGAAGCTGAATTAGCCGGTACACATAAGAAAGTAAGTAAAGAAACAGGATTAACGATCCAACGAGCACGTGTTGCAAAACAATATACACAAAAAGATCTTGCAGGTCTTATACACGTATCAACAGATATTATCTCTTCGTACGAATTAGGTAAATCAATTCCGGATCCTAACGTTATGCAAAAATTGCGTCGAGTTCTGGGTGTTAAACTCTAATCACTATCAATATGGGCGATACAATAGGTAAAAAAATTCAACGTATACGTATAGAAAGAAGTCACACACAAGTTGAACTTGCACATAGAATTCGCGAAACTTTAGATACTATAAACAAAATTGAAACTGGTAAAATGGAAGTAAACTGGTACATACTTGAAAAAATACAAAACTATTTTAAGGTTAAACTTTAAAATTTGGTCTAAATTTTAATTTTTAAATTGTAAATTTTATTTATTTTTTAAATTTTTAAACGCTTAATAGACGCTTAGTTGGAGAACGCGAGGCCACCCATACCCGATTGGATTCTGAGGACGTTGTAGTTCGTCGCGAACATGTTAAGAGTGGTCTTGTTGGAACCAGACTTGGTCGCAATGGAGACTTGCGCGTTGTCGATTCTGGAGAAGTTGCATGTGCCCGTTGGTTGATGCTCTTCTGGCTTGAGCGCAAAAGAGTACGAGTATACACCCGCCATTGGGGAGGCGGAGTGGTGGACGAATGGTTGAACAGTGTTAAAGTACTTACCACCTTGTTCCTTGAATCTGTCTTGACCGTTGAGAACCAACTTGAAGCTGTCGAGTGGACCCGAAGTTTGTTCATCGAATTGCACATCGCCGATCAAAACTGGCGCACCAGCGGCACCTGGGGCAATGGAGACGTTAGAGTCAACATCCGCCGACATCAAGGAAGACACGGTAATTGGGGTGTCAGTAAAGTTCCACAATTGGTTAGCGTCACCGGTAACACCGGAGGCTTGAGTGGCACACCAGACCAATTCCTTGACTGGGTGGTTGTACGACAATCTGATTTGCTTGGTGGAACCGGCGGCGGCCAAAGAGTCCGCGCCAGTGTGTTGGACTTGTTCAATCAAGTATTCGTGACCCTTTTGCGCAAATCGTCTGCGTTCTTCAGTGTCAAGGTAGATGTAGTTACCCCACACCTTGAACGAGTCAAAGTTGGTGCCGTACACACTGGACAAGTCAAAGTCAATTCTGACTTCGTGGTATTGCAAAGCAATCAATGGCAAGGCCAATCCTGGGTTTCTGTTAAAGAAGAAGATCAATGGCAAGTAAACCTTTTCGTTGTTAACAGTCGCCGAAGTCATCTTACCGTAGTTCAACTTCTTGGCTTCGTCCATGTACAATTCCGCGTACAATCTCCACCACTTTTGGTAGTGCTTGTCGATTCTTTGACCACCGATGGACAATTCGACAGTGGAGATCGCGGATTCCGCGACCCACGCATCTTCAGTCTTGTCGAAGGCTTGCTTCGCAGTCAATTCAACGTACATGTCCGCGATCAAATCACCATTTCTGGCGACCGTGACGGAAACGCGACCGGAGTCCGCGGCGGTACCGTTGACAGTTTGTTCGATGTTTTCCATCGCAAAGTTAGTGTGGCGTTTGTAGACAGCCTGGAAAAAAGTGACTTTTGGGTTACCAGTCAAGTAGACATCTTGGGCGCCGTAGGCGACGAGTTGCATGAGACCACCGGCCATATTGTTTGTTTTTGTACTATAGGCTGAGATTTTTTTTTCGGGTGAAACCTGCGAAAAAACTCAATCCTATTTTTCCTGGTACATATAAATGTCTGACCAAGAAGAAACACTTCTTGAACCAATCGAAGAAATTCAGGAAAATAACGAAATTGAAGAATATGGATCCGAATCCGAAACTGGATCGAATATTGAAGAAGATGAATTAACTACAGTCGGGGGTGAACTCCCAGATATCGATGATTTTGATGAGTATATGGAAGATGAACCATATATGATGGATATGGGTGGACTCTTAAGTTCGGTCCTCGCCACCGAAGAAGGGGATACCGTATGCTCTGCACTGGTAAATATTTCCAGACAGATGGAAGTTCAAAACAAAATTCTTATAAAAATGTTATCTCAGATGCAAAAAAATTAACTTAGAAAAATAACCCATATGTAATAAAAGAAAATGGAAGAAACACATTTTATCAGTTCGGAATCAAATCAACGTGAATCCAATGCTATTATGTGGTCTAACCAGATTCAATCACTCAATCCTGAAGAGTTTATGCACCTTCTATCAGAATTGGAAGATATGTGGGACATCAATGCTACAGATAATAGCATGGTATCGTTTCAACTTGGATATAAAAACTTTATAAATCCTCAGGACCTGGACCCTGAAACGGGATTACCCGTTCGGTTTGACGTTGAACTCGTTTCTGGAAATCATAAACGCCTAAAAATGCAATTGGGGCAAATGTATCATCGGGCTGAAGTTTTGAGACTTTTAGATACGGAAGACGATGAAGATATGAAAATATCCATGCGTATAAATCGTCTTATTGATCAAGTTGACGATGCATGGCAAATTATTTTTAGAGCGGCACGTATACATGAACGTATAAATAATCCGACATACGTTCCCATAAACCCAGAATCAGATCCATCTATTTTTAGGTGTTCAACTATGGAAAAGGTAGAGGAATTAGCACCGTATCAACAAGCAATTCTCGCGTGTTTGCAAAACCTGTACGAAACAAATGTTAAAAGATACAAAGGGTACTGTTGTACACAAATCAAGACCGAAGATGGTAAAGATACACGTGCGTGGAAACAGGTTGAAACAATACAAGAATACGTTTATGGGGTTGCACAAAAAGAAACACGGTACGAACTTTGGAAAAATTTATCGAGTCGTGGGTCAGCGTATAACGACGTTATTCGACACTTAACACACTGTAAAGATATGCAGTTTCCAGAGATTATTAAAAATAGACATGTTTGGTCGTTTAAAAATGGAATTTTTATAGGTAAGGAGTGGTCGGCACAAACAGGACTTTATGAATCGAACTTTTATACGTACGAGTCGCGTGAATTTAAAAATCTTGATCAAACCATCGTAAGTTGTAAATATTTCGATAAGGAATTTACGAATTACGAACACCTCGAGAACTGGTATGATATTCCAACACCATTTTTTCAGTCGATTCTCGAATACCAGAAATTTGATTCAGATGTATCCAAATGGATGTATGTTATGGGTGGTCGTTTATGTTTTAGTGTAAATGATATAGATACATGGCAGGTTATACCTTTCTTAAAAGGTATTGCGCGTTCCGGTAAATCGACGCTTATCACAAAAGTGTTTCGTAAATTCTATAACGCAGATGATGTACGTACACTTTCAAATAATGTTGAAAAGAAGTTTGGTTTATCGTCCATTTATGATGCATTTATGTTCATAGCACCCGAAGTAAAAGGTGATTTACAACTCGAACAAGCTGAATTTCAATCTATTGTATCTGGTGAAGATGTATCTATTGCAGTAAAACACGAAAAAGCTAAATCGTTTGAATGGACAACACCTGGTGTACTAGGTGGTAACGAAGTTCCAAACTGGAAAGATAATTCAGGGAGTGTTTTGCGTCGTATTCTTACGTGGAACTTTGGTAAACAAGTCAAGGATGCTGATCCAACACTCGAATATAAACTTGATGCCGAATTACCCGTCATACTTCAAAAGTGTATTCGTGCATATCTTGAATATGCGCAAAAGTATGCAGATAAGGATATTTGGAACGTCGTTCCAGAATATTTCAAGACAGTTCAGAAACAAGTTGCGACGGTTGCAAGTACACTCGAAAACTTCATGCAATCCACGGGTGTAAAATACGGAAAAGACTTATTTTGTCCACAAAAAGAATTTGTTGCGTTATTCAATTCGCATTGTCAAGCAAATAATCTTGGAAAACCTCGTTTTACACAGGATTTTTACGTTGGTCCATTCAGTCAGCGTGAAATAGAAGTTCGTGAAGTAACACTTACATACAAAGGTCGTAATTACCCCAGACAGGCGTTCATATTTGGTGTAGATATAGTAAATGAGGATATGACATTTGGTAACGAATATTAATTAAAATATTACGTTAGATTAAGATATGGATCCCAGGCAATTCGTAAAAAATTCGAATGTATCTATTCAAACCGAACCCAAGGTAGCACCAACTAAAAAGGGTGGTCTCAAAATTGGGAAATTTCACCCAGGTATGTACAACGTTCTTGTAAACAAAAAGTTTTCAAAAGATGAAAAGCGTGTCGATTTACAATACATTTTAAAACAAAAACCAAAGGGACATGCTCAAATAGCACCCGGTTTAACATTAGATCTTAACGAGATTAAAGGATATTACGGGAGGTTTCAGACAGGTGCCATACACACATCTAATTTTGGTTTAAAGGGTGATTTAAAAAAGGACTTCTTTTCGGTACAGTTAAGTGGCTACACGATGGATGGAACCGAACAAAAAAAATTCACATTTGTTATTTACAGTAATGGTAAAATACGATTTTCCGGTGGATTTTTAGGGTCCAGTAATCTTAAAAAACAACCCGAATCATTGCGTAAATATTTAATTGATACGTATACACAAAAACAAGGTTTTTTATATAACGAAATTGAATATAACAATATTGCTGGTTTCTTTAATACAAACGTAAACTTTGATTTAACAAGAATTTCTCAACAAAATCCTGTAAAAGCACAAAGTGTTAGTTACGAATCTGAATTGACACCTTTTTTATACATAACGTATAAAGATCATAATTTTGTTTTATCGACTAAATCGGGAAAACTTGGTTCGGGTGTCGTTCAAGTTCAGGGTGAAAGTGACCCGGATGATCTTGAAAATGCATATAAAGTAGGTGTTGATATGGTAAAACTACTCCATGTTCTAGGGTACACATTGGGTTTGGTAAACCGTAATGTAAATGCCCCAAAACTTCCTATGATGAAAACTGTAAAAGCATCTACGTGCCCTAAACCACGTCGCCCACCATGTAAAAATGGTTTTGAAGTTCGTAAAAATCCACAGGGATCAGACTGTTGTTTTAAAATACCAAAGAAACGGGGTACCTCTAAGAAAAAAAGTACACCTAAAAACGTTTCTATTTCTTATGATAAAGATGGTACAATGAAAATAGGTGGACGTAAATGTGATAGACTTACAAAACCTGTTTTACTCGACGTTGCTAAAAAGTTGGGTGTTGTTGGTATACGTGAAAAGAATACTAAAAATGTTATATGTTCAGCACTCGATGCAATTGAGAAAGGAACGTCGAACGTAAAGGTAAATGGAAAATTGTGTCGAACAATGAAAAAAGACCAACTCGTTGCGATGGCATTATCTAAGGGTATCACGATTGACGATAGGGATACTGTAAAAACACTTTGTCAAAAACTTCAGAATAAACCAAAAACAGCAAATTCTCCAAATTCACTTGCAAATGAAATGGAATACGCACTTAAAATGAAAAGAAGTCGAAACGTGACCAATCAGAAAAGAAAACTCAATGATACGGGTATAAGAAACGATCTCGTTAGAATGTACGGTAAGAAATGGATGACAAAGTATGGTAAAGTTATGGATTTGAATAAAGATATACGTGATGTAAAGAGAGAATTAAATAAGGCTGAAAAGAATAATTCTCTTAACGTCACGTCACGTAACGGTGTTATAAGAAAGATGGTCGCAAACGACATCAAAAAAGCTATGGTCAAAAACATGAAACTTAACCAAGAAAATGCACTTAAGAAAAAACTTCTCAGAAATGAAGCACAAAAGTTGTATGGTAAGTTTGGTAAAAACATGGTAAATAACGTTATAAAATATGCGACGAATTTACCAAAAACATACGCTCTTAATAGTAGTAAAATAAAGAATTACGTTACAATAAAACGTCAACTTCAACAAAATACACCGTCAGCGTTAAAGAATAACCGCAAAAATAAATAAAAAGATGGACGATCCGAGAGAACTATTATTAAACCGTGTCCGACAAAATACAAATGACTTTATTATAGATTATAAAGATCGTTGGGATAAATATATTTTGTCGAGCATTATAGATAGTATATTTTATACTTTAGCAGATTATATTAGCATTGAAAGAAAAGGTGGGACTACTATGGGTAAATTAGAAATTGAATACCATTGTACAGATGATTTTATAAACAGTGATAATGCAGAGGAATATCTAGAAAAATATCGTGACCCCGATGACCAAAATCTTATGATATTCATATTCGATAATATACATAAGATGGAACCTGGAACACATCGACGTACACTTTTATACCTTACGAACATACTATACTTCGATTTATAAGTTTATGTGGTTCGGAAATTTGTTTAAGGTGTTTCGCGTGATATGAAAAATCGTATCCGAGGAACTTATCTTTTATTTCTTTAGAAAGTCCAAATGCTTCAATTATTCTCGAGGTTTGTGTACACACCGATAAACTTTCGAGTTTAAGGAAACGATCTTCCATCATGATAAATTCTTTAAGTGATTCGTCGGGTATACCATCTTTACGCATTTGTTCATACATATTTTTTGATTCACCGTTTGACATATAAAAGTATTTTGTAGAAAATCCAAGAACAGACACGCGTTCACCTGTAATATCAATATCACGTAATATAAATATTACAATTATAAGTATAAGTATCCAAGCTATGATCATACTATATAGTATTATGATAAAATAAATTATACAAATTGTCCAAAAAAAAGTGATTGTCCAAAAAAACTTTTTTTTATTTTATACAAAGTATCTTCTTGAGAATGATGATCGATTTGAAAAATAAATTTTTTTCTTACTCATCACTTTTTTGTTGGATAATTTAACATATTGAATAAATCTTTTATTTTATGAATAATATTAAATAATGTATCTTTATCTTCAACATTTTGAGGTTTTATAATTTCAAATTCAATTTGATATGTAAATGGATCTTCTGAATCCATATCTTGAGTGTTACCAGAAATAGATGTCATGTCAATAGATACATTCTTACGAATATATGATGTACGTGTTTTCGTTTTTTTACCATCCATTTCACTTTCATAATCGTGTTCCATAGGAATTTCTTTACATATGGCAAACCGTATATCAAAAGGTGTGTCTTTGATTTGTTTAAAATCTTCGACATGAACTCTCTCTTTTTTTATAATAGTTTCTTCATTTGTAGATTCGTCTATTGTTATACGAAGATTATCCTTTTCACGGAAAAAGACGTCAGTTTGTGACGTTTCAATACGATCCCACCCGGTATATTTAGTAAGACCTTTCATTAGATTGATATACATCTTTTCACCTATATTTGTATCAAAGAATGTACCATTATATTTACCGAGACGGAATTCCATTTCGACGTGTTCTTCATTCTTGTGTTTATCGAGGATGGGTTGAACGGTATCACAAATTTTATGAACGTTCATGTTTTCTTACATTTCTATATCGCGTCTTCTTCTTAAGCCTTTTTTATACACCTTTTTTAGATGCACGGTTTCACAAACATTGGAAACACGTGTTATTTTAATTCGGCTATACAGTGTTTTCTACATATACACGATATATCATCTCATATAGTACGAAATAAATACAATGGTGATTGTTTATTTACAAAAATATACGAACACGTTGTACATAATTATTTTTCAACGCATGAAGTTAAGGTTTTTACACTCGAACCACTTTTACACGAATTTGTTAAAATATTTCCGAGATTTAAAATTGGAGAACCTCATGATGCTCAGGACGCTTTACTGTGTATTATAGACATACTCGAAAAAGAGTACCCTATAATTAAAGATCTCCTTTACGGCGAAACAACGCAAGTAACAATATCACCCGTAAGTAAAAATATTATAAAAACACCTTTTTGTATCCATATTTTAAATATGAAAAACGAAACGAAAAATATAGATGAAATGATAGAGGAAGGATATAATTGGAATATAATTGAAGGATATGTCGACAATGATAATGTGAAACACCACGTCGCAACAACACGTTGTTTTATATCTAAAAAACCAAAAATTCTACTTGTATCATTCGATAAAAAAAGTAATGTAAAAGTTGATACATCTTTAAAAATGGGGTACGATTTACGTGGTTCTATAATTCATAAAGGTATTCAATGGGGTGGTCATTACATGTCTATGGCTAAATTTGGTGAAGATTGGATCATACAAGATGACGATAGTTTAGGAAAATTAAATGAATTACCTAAAGAAGATAGTCATTACATTTTGGTCTACAGTCTAAAAACTCCTTCATCTGAATGTCCTCCTTAATATTCACGAGTGTTCTATAAAACGTTCGACGACTATTTGGAAATGTTTTATCAGTTCGTTTTTTTAATGGTTTCCACCAAAGAGGACCCTTTTCCCACGTCACGTACATACACTCAACGATATCATTTTCTCTCAACCATCTATATTCTGGCATACGGTCTATTGGTATCTGAGATTCGTGTATAAGTTTACCTTTATCTTGTATATACAAACGCCATACAGGTGGTCCAGGTGCACATCCCGGTGTTTCGACCGTTGGTGCTTTCTTCACTTTGAAATCAATTGTATTTTTGTTTCTTGGTTTCCATTTGAACATAGTTTCGTGTGTACCCGTACGTACAGGTTCGTTTATAGGTGTAAAAACAAGTCCATCCATTTCTTGTTTGACGGTCGGGAGATATACATCCATAAACTTGTTAAACTCTGTATGAAGGTGAAACGTTTTAACCTTTAAAAATATTGGATCCGTTTTTAAAACCATCATCTTTTTAGTTGTTTTCTCACAATGTTCGAGACGTTCTAAAAAATTTTGTTGACCAATAACTTCACCACACGTTAGTAAACAATCGTATATCATGAATACATTATCGTATAATTCACCTTCGAGTATAGTACCTTCGTATATTGGTCTTCTAAAATTGAGTGGACATACAAACATTTCAAGAGCACGATTTAGGAATATACACACTTTCCTATTTTCGTACATAAATGCCAACATCATATATCTCGTACCATCCGTTTTTTCGCATACAACATAATCGTTATTTGAAAGTATACGAAAGTGTTCCCTTTCTATTGAAATTGGTTGACACCCCGGAAATATACCTTTTTTAGTACCCCATTTGGATTCCATAAAGGAGATCGCATATTTGTAAAGTGGATCATCCGACTTTACAGACACACGTGTCATTCTGTTCTATATATTTACTCTATTCTTTAATTTGATTTAACACCTGCAGCGTTTAGGAGATTACTAATACATTCATGACTATATGTCATAGTCAACTTAGATGCTGTATATGCGTGAATTTTGATTCCAGCCTCTTTAAATTTTAAAAACATATTTTTCATTCTCGGGTGTATTTTAAACGCACCGTTTTTCTTATCTTTTAAGTGTTTCGTTACATTTTTATTCATCATAACCCACGACTTTGCGGACGTTTCATTTACGGAATATATATCATCTGAGATTCGGTTTGCGACTACTGTATCGAAGTGTAACCCCATTTGTTCAACCGGTTCTTTAGATTTTGAAACGACTTTTTCTTTGAACATTTTCCAATCTATACCTTCAGTGACACCTGGAAAAACGAGGCACCCAATAGAATCGTTTTTATCAAAAACTTTATCGAGTGAAGCTTCATCAACACTTATACCAAAATCGATAAAGAAAATACGATCGTGACTTTTTAAATATTTATAAATAATTTCAGCCTTTTCAAAAGGCTCATCGTCTACAAAAACAACTTCATTTTCTGTATTACCTCTTTGCATACATTTTAAATTAAAACGAAGAATCGTATGTAATGTTTTTACATGACACGATTTACCACGTGTTACGAGTATTGTCGCTATTCTCATATTTTATTACATATATACTCTAAGCCTTAAGCCTTTCATTTAAACATCCACTAAAGGGTAAATTTCCGACATGTCCTAAACATGAGTTACAATCTGCATATATTTTACCACCTATTTGTTGCCATCGTCTACAAAACGCATA